GCATCGTAAACAAATCTATCTACAAAGAATTAGATAGAGAATTGGATAACCAAGGCAAGAAGGAAGAGGAGTTCAAGCCTATGGGTCTTAATAGGTCTGACCTGAAACGCTACTACCCGGAAGTGTATGAGCAATACTATGGCGAGGGTACAGCAGCTGATGCCCAGAGGAAGCTTGAAAAGGAAAAGAGACTCCTTGAGCAAAGAATAAAAGACGAGTATTACAACTACATCCCTAAGAAAAGAGAGAGGGGATCAAGAAAAAAGAGAGGTGAATTTGGCTCCGCACCATTCGGAGAGGGCCGTTAACTCAATTATATTTTATATATTTGAAGTGCTTTTGTTTTGCGTAATAACACATCAGTTCTCCGTGTTCAGCAAAATCAAGATGGGGGAGGAGACTCCCCCATTTAATTTCACCCGTAAGATCTTTTAACTTCGCGTAGATTACACCATCATCACAAGCCCACATCACTACCGGATTGAGTCTCTTATCTGCTAGCTTCAAAACTCTGGCTGTTGGTAGTAACAATGGGTAAGCCGTGGCTATAGTCTTGTAGCGTGGCGTTACTTCCACGTAAGCAATCAACTCGCCATCTCTAAATAACTTGTAGTCTATGTCGCCTTTAATCTGAGGCTGGTGCGTACCACCAAATGTGGCTATGAATGTTTCGATTGCTTTTTGTTTGCGTTTCTTTACTTCTTCATCAGAAATCATCTTCTTCTATGGATTTGATTATATTTTTAATTTCAATTATCAGGGTCTGTGCATCGTGCGTAGCAAGTGGATACTCTCTATCTGTCAAGTTCTCGTATAAGTTAGCCAACAATTCCTGGCACTCCTCAATGCTGAACAAAATCCTTTCGGCTCTATCTAGTTCTTTCTTTCTTTGAGGGTCCATCTCTTCTTGTTTTAATATGCCTCTGAACACTTCAACTCTAAATCCCTTTGACTTGAGTTCATTGATGCGGTAGTCCTGTAGTTTAGAGAGTCTACCGGTAGCAGTCTTAACTTCGCTGAAAAGAACTCTGGAGAAGGGCGGTATGGCAAGGAGATCTGGGATACCATTCTTGTTGGTCTTCATTAACTTTAATACATAGTAACCTTTCTCTTCTAACTGTTTAATTCTTTTTGATTGTATCTGTTGCTCGGTCATAATTTATCTTGGCATACTCCATCGCTTCATCAAAGCTAATAAAATTTCCGATCATTTCACCCTTGTAATACAATCTTCTGTACCAACGATCATGTATCCACGCTTTCATAATCAATATGTTATCAATGAAACTATCGTAGTGCTTCTCGTAGTACTCATCGTGGGACATTTTATTGACGGCACCGGATGCATGAGCTCTTTTTATTTCAAGTATATTGGAATCAAGCAGTTCTTTGCGAGAGGACAAAAGCCAATCTAAGAAATCTTCTTTGCTGAACTCGCTGTACTTGCGGAATATTACCTGTGCTGTGGTCTCGTATTTCATTTGGTCAACTTCATGTGGTCTTTCAATCTCTTTATATACCACTCTGCTTTCTCTACGTCAATGATACCGCCTTTGTCCTCATATCTCCACAGGTATTTGATTACGTTAGCTACACACACAGCTTCGATGCCGGTCTTATTTACAGTGGCTGATTCTATTGCATCAATGCATTCTACCTTACCAGCGGTGTAATGCGATGGGTGATTTACCTTGTCCATTCTACTTAATGTAATACAAATAAATTGCTATAGTTATTGAAAGCAATGTGCAAAACAATGCAAAAAAATCCTTGAGTTGTTCTTTATTTTTCATTTTTGTATCTATCAATTAAAGTTTTAATCATATCGATAAGCAAATAAACAAATACAAATGTACCCAATCCAAGTACTACAAATACAAATAGGTAGTCCAATACAAACTTCAATGTGCTCATGGTTCGTCTGTTATTTTAATGGTCTTAATGTATTTTGAATATACGCCTTCGAAATTGTTTTTGTTTATGACAGCGGTCTTCTTGTCTTTAAAATGTTGAGGAGCTACAAACAATCCGTTCCTTCCTTCAAAAACATTAGCGTAAATTACCTGGGGTTCAACAGCAATGAACAAGTCTTGGCTAGATTCTAACAGTAAATTAAAATAAATCCCATTGGTATTCCAAGAAAGTATCTTCCCTTTTGAAACACCTATTAAACATTCGTCTTCATCTGCGTCAAACTTGTGCAACTGGGTGACTTCATTCCCATCACGGGTTACTACTCTAGCTCCAGCTAAAGCTTCTTCTAAATTAAATGGTTTTGTTTTCATATTCTTATACGTTTTTTAGATTTGAATTTAATTATGCAATCCATTAAGGAGTTCTCGGTTATTGGATAAACTTCTGCGTTGTCCATTTTTTTACTTGTTGATACTTGGTAATACCATTGGTTTACATTTATAATGAAATGGAATTTCCAGTACACGTTCTTTAGTTTCTCCGGTCTCATAAGCTGAATAAATCTTTCTCAAAATGTTTAACGGTGTAATCTTTCTTGTCGGTTACTGCTTTGTATATCTTGTCCTCTATCCCATTCTCTGCAAAGATCCAATACACTTCGCTCTCTTTCCTGTCCATGGTGGTCATCCTATCCCTACTCTGCCAGTAACTGGTAGCACTGAAGTCGATGTTGTAGTACACCAAGTACTCTGCTTTCTTTAGCGATATCCCCTCACGTCCTGAAACAATCTGCAAGGCAATGTTCTTCCATGTGCTATTGAAGTCCTCCAAATCCGTGGTCAGCTCATCACCGAACACCTGCTTCAATGCCTCGTACTCTTCCTTGAACTTATAGAAGATACCTATCTTACAGCCCTCGAAGTTCTCCTTAATAAACTCAGCCTTGCTAGTGTCGATGATCATTGATTTACCGCTCTCAAATTTAATCGTACCGCTGTACATTTGGTGTAGCTTGGTCATCAACTTCACCGATGTGTCGGCAAGTATCACTTCCTCCTTTCCCTCAATCACCAAGTCTCTCTTCAATCTCGCAACCATATTGTAGGTTGATGGCTTCAAAGTAACATAAAGGATTTCTTCTTTTATGTTGTTAACAAATCCTGCTTCCTTCTGCGAGTAGCTAATGGTGTATGGTTTCATTGCTTCGATGATTGATTCCTTACCATGGCTATAGTCTTTTATAAATACACTGTTCACCTTCTTGCTCTTCACATCCACATAGTGATCGGCAAACCGGTAGAAGTTTTTAAACTCAGCGAACGGATTGTTTGGTATTGCATATACCTGGTGGTACATCTGAGAGTACGACTCAGGCGTTGGCGTTCCGGAAAGCAATATCACCATAGGCTTCTGCTGAGATATAATCTTAGCGCAAAGCTCAGCACGTTGGCTCGGCTTAGCAAATGCACCCAGCGAGTGAGCCTCATCCAACACCAACACATCCCATCTCTTGGTCTCCCACACAAGGTGCAAGCTCTCGTAGTTTATCACCTCGATGTTGTACTCAGGGGCCAGCATAGCGTAGTCGTATTCGATGGACGATATGGCTTTCTTCTTGGTTACAAATAATACCTCCTTGGCCCCCACATTACTGCATATCCCAAGAGAGGTAAGCGTCTTACCGGTCCTTACCTCCATTGCCAAGTACAGAAATCTGTGTCGTTGAAGACACTCTGTACCGGTCTTTATTATCTGCAATTGGTAATCTCTAAATTCAATATTTCCTTTTTCCATTTTATCTAAGTAAAACTTTATGCTATTGTCTATCTTCTGCTCGGTCTCTGGATCGGCAGAGAATCTTCTAACTTCCTGGCCTTTCTCTATCATGGTTGCTTCTAGTGTACCCTTTAACAGTAAACAGTAGTGATACATCTCTTCATCATTGTATCCGGCCAATTTATTAATTATCTGATTCACCATTGGATGCTTCCTTATATCTTATAATTATCCATTTGCCAATCATGTCTCTTCCCTCTTCGGGAATAAACCCTGTCTTGAATACGCCATAGGCTACCACCCACTTAAAGAATCGCTGCCTTGATACGGTCATCTTTGAACGTGGACCATAGTCGGGGTAGTTGTCTACAAAGTCTGAGTACAAATCATTCAACCGCAATCGCTTGTTAAACTCGATGGCCTTGTTCTCATTCTTATCTATCAACCCACACCACTCAATAAAGTCATGGCAAGTCTCAGCCGATAGTTGGCGTATCTTTAAGTTGACGAACTTGCTCTGCACCAATCCGGTACGCAAGTAACTCTTCAAGCAATCAACCATGTAGTTATCAAACTCGCACCACTCATCATCGTTCCAATCGCTGAACATCAACTTACCAAACTCATCCAATGGTGTGTACGCCTTGCTGTAATACTGATGCAACTCAAGCTCCCACTTACGCCTTGCGAACGAATTACCGGCTCCCTTGATGGCATAGTTGGTAGTGATTGCAATCTTTGGTGACTTGGCAAATGGTATCTTAATAGCATCCTTGTTCTTCTTCTCAAGAGTCAGACCCTCGGTAACCACACTG